TTTAGACGCAGAATCAGTTGTACCAAATGCATGTAAGTTTGTAGTGTTCACATTTGAAGCGACACCTATACCACCAGAGACAATGGAGAGCACCTTGTAGTTTGTAGTTTAGATTCAGTTGTATCTAAAATCACTACACTCGTTTGACACGACTATTCTTCGACAAATACATTTTACCGTGTATTATCAAGTGACACACCTAAACCACCAACAATCTGAACTGCACCAGTTGTTTAGACGAAGCATCTGGTCGAAGTCCCACACTTTTGTAATACCACCAACATTCAGTTTTTCTTCTGTACTCACACCACCTACAACCTTGAGAGCACCTGTAGTGACTGAAGTTGAGGTTGTTGTATCTAAAATGACTACACTATTGGAAACAACATCTTCAACAAATATGTCTTTACCGTGAATATTTCTAGAAACACCTATACCACCAGTGACAATTAGGGCACCAGTGGTTTTAGAAGTGCGTCAGTCGCGGATAATACCTTAGCGACAGCTCCCACATTCAGGTTTTCTTGTGTACTCATACCACCCACAACTTTGAGTGCACCAGTTGTAGCCGATGATGAAGTGGTTGAATCTGTTATAGTGACACTGTCGGCCTCTACATCTTCCAGATTCGCATGTTGTCCGTATATTTGCCCAGCAACCCCTATACCCCCAGCAATTATGAGAGCACCCGTGGTTGTTGTTGTAGAGTTAGTTGTAGAGCTTACATACGCATTTCCTACAACATGCAGTTCTGCATCAGGGTTTTTAGTGTTGATACCAACATGGTCAGCCTCAACATCTACATGGAGGGTATCACCATCCACAGTCAAGTTTGAAGAAACATACACATTACCAACAACGTGCAACTCAGCATAGGGTTTTTTAGTGTTAATTCCAACTGAATCGTTCTCCGCATCGACGTGAAGGGTATCCCCATCCACAGTCAGGTTTGAAGAAACATACACATTACCGATGACGTGAAGGTTGGCAGAGGGGGTCACCGTTCCAAGTCCAATGTACTTGTTCACTGTGTTCACGTGAAATGAACCCTCATCGACTGTGAGGTCACCACTCACACTCGTGTTTCCAGTGACAACTAAAACATTTGAACCATATTCATCCACGAAAAGATTGGATCCTACATCTAGAGTGTGAACGGGACTCGTGTTCATAATCCCGACATTAGACTCGGTGAGAACACGACCGTACACATGTACATCCAGGGTCTCAGATGTTAGTGGAGTAATGGTATTACTATACGCACTACTTTGTGTGTAGGCGAGTACCATCTCATTCTCAACTTCTCTAAATCCTACAGTGACGTTTGAACCTGGTCGAGTCATGATAAGACCGAGGTCGATTGTTGTATCCCCAACCGTATTGTTTCTTCCCAATTCTATTATGGCATCTGTGATAGTCAGGTTTTCAGTGTTAATCACAGTGAGGACACCATCGATTTGAGCGTTTCCTTGGACGACTATATCTCCCTTAATGTTTGTATTTCCATTCACGACGAGGACATTCGAACCTGTATCATCGACATAGAGGTTCGAACCTACATCCAGGGTATGAACTGGTGAAGAATTTGCGATACCTACGTTCGCGGTCGTCACGAGACTCGTCACGGTATTCCTAAACTCGATTGTGTGTGTCGTTGTGTTTCCGAGGTTTGTCGTGGCTTGTAAATTTGGTTGTAAAACGTCTATGGCAGCCACCCCCGAATCAGACACCTCTTTTGTATCTCGGTTATACGTGAGGATCTTGTTGCCTCGATCGGAAATATCAAGCACTTGACGTAAAGGGGTCATGTACACCGATCCCGATTGTGTCGCATCAATCTGTTCATCACTGGCGTTAAAAACGATCGTATTCTCACCCTGGTCTTCTTGGGCATTTTTACCAAACCTAATTTTGGTTGAACGTTCCACAGTCGGCAAGTTCTTGACCATTTAATATAGATTAGCATTTTAATTCGCGTAGAGGAGTCCCGCCATACCGTTCTCGATACGGAGGACGTTATAGTTGACCGCATATATCGGGTCGTTGATAGGCATTGATTCACTCATGATCTTAGCGGACTCTAAACGACTGAAGTTGAGGGTACCTGTGGGTTGAAGTGAGCTTGTTGAGAGGCAGAAACAATAGAGAAAGAAATCTGGGGACGTCACAAAGTTTGTGTGATAGTAACTCATCACATCAATAAAATGTGGTTTTCCCCATTTATAATTACTCATATCCGTACCATTGATGTTTAACTTAATTTTATTAAGGGGTGAAGTGAGCGCACCATCCGTGGTCGTATCCGATGAGGCGATATACTTCACGGGGTGATTAAATGTGAGATCCTGGACGAGTGTACGAGATGGAATGTTTTTCTGTACTTGGGTGATGAGAAGGTCATGTTTCCTCATTGCGATGTTACCACGCTCCTCGTTATCGAGATAATAGTAGTTCGCATAGCACTCTACGTTGTAGTCCGCTGCCGCCGTAGCCCAGTGAATCCTAAGTTCAACATTATGGTAGTTTAAGGCTACTAGGGGTAAGGCGCATTGAGGACCCTCGCAGAAGAAGAAGCGAAGGGGGTAAAAGTATGAACGCGCACTCACACCTGGGTGTGTACCATTCGCACTTCTGGAAACGTTTTGTGCGAATGTATCAATCGCAATTTTTTCAGTAAATATGGAATCTTGGGTATCGATGACCGAACCACCGATGAGAAGTTCCACTTTATCTATGATGGTATCCCACCTTTGAATATCAAGGGCTGATGTGATATTATCGATTGTAAAATAGACATAGCCGAGAAGGTCGCCAGATCGTTCGAAATGAACACTGGACATTGAATTGTTTTTCACCGCTCCATGGATCGTTTGTTTTTCGATGGATTGTGAAAAATTAGCATGTCGTTTAAACGTTGAACTAAAGAACGAAATTTCGGGGTCACCCATGATGTATTCATCCTGGGCTCCGATAGCGATCAATTGAACAATGCCTGCAGACATGGTATACTATAGTAAAGGGAGAAAATTACAAATTGGGTTTTCTACACACGAAACGAAGAATTATAAAATTATTTTTAACGGGGCTAGATGGTGTAATAGGTACACCATTTTGGTTTCTGAGAGTCACTGTAAATCGATCAATCGTACGAATAGGATCGATATATTGTGTCACAATGGGATAATTATCTTTAAAATTGAACGATGTCGTACCTTCACCTATGATACTCGCAAACGAATTTCTTAGCATACTCATCGAACTTTGACCTTCATAAACATTTGAAGCTCTATCACTGAAAATTGTATCAAGTTCGCTAATGGAAATATAACAGTGTTTCGTATCAGTTGTCGTATTAATATTAGTGGCTAACAGTCTAGCCTGAACAACATTTTTTAGTGGATTTTGGAGATGACATGTGAAAACATTGGCGCTACTCTGTCCAATTGTATCTATCGTCACTGTGTGATACTCATAATTGAGATCAGGGATACTCTCACTGAGAGTTGTAATGAGAGCCATTTATATTAGCTTAGATTAAAGATCCACCAATTCCATCGGTAATCTCATACCCAGCGTGTGCACTCACGAGTTCCTGGGCGCCACAGATACCACCTGGTGTGAGACCCTTGGAGTAGGGACTATCTTTTTTCCCAGACCCGGCAGTACATTCCAAGCTGACTGGGAGATCAAAAATTGAAGCATCACTGACAGTCTTGACGGTGATGGGCTTGGGCTGGTATTTACTGGTGGTGGTAGTCCTGAAAGCGGCGAGAGCCGAGATGACCACGAGAAGGATGACAATCATTGAGAGCGCATTACGACTGGTACGATTAAGGGTAAACATTTATAATGTACAAATATTTTTTTAAACTGCGTTAAAGGTAATTTTTTAGTTTCTACATAAAGAGTAGATGGACGAAGAAATCGTACTCGACAGAGGAAATACCAACATTATGAAATTAGATGCGGATGAACAGGCCATCATGGATGAGATTGAAATATCTACTCCACAAACCCAGCGTGTTCCAAGACCAACCAGACCCACTCGAAATCCACCACCTATGCCCCAGCAACAGGAAAGTATGGATGCTTTTGTGAATCCCAACAAACAGTCTGCTCCTGTGCAACACCAACAAGATGAAGAGATTGATTATGGGGAGGAAGAGATGTACGACGACCAAGACATGGATATGGGTCCTGGTCCCGGTCAACAGGGAGAACAACCGACGAAGGGATACACCTCTATCGACGAGGAGAAGGCTGATCTCATCAATAAATTGAGTCGCCTCGAAAAGAAGGGGTTCGCGGTGAACAAGAGACTCAACGCGTACTCTAATGTTGAAGAGCTCAGGTCAGAGGTGAAGCGAATCACATATAGCATTGACGTGGAACAGTCTGTTCGTTTCTCTCGACGGATGCTCGTGGCGTGTGTGACTGGGCTGGAGTTTCTCAACAAGAGGTACAACCCTTTCGAGATCCAACTCGAGGGTTGGTCAGAGTCAGTGATGGAAGGCGTCGATGATTACGATGGTGTTTTCGAGGAGTTGTACGTGAAGTATCGCTCGAAGGTCAGCGTCGCCCCCGAAATCAAGTTGATCATGATGTTGGGTGGTTCGGCGATGATGTTCCACCTGACCAATAGTATGTTCAAGTCAGTGATGCCCAACATGAACGATGTGATGAAGCAGAACCCCGACCTGGTGAAGAATATGATGGCGGCGGTCCAGAACACCACTCGTGCTCCAGGGGGTCCTACAACGGATGCTCCCGTGGGTGGTTCTGGTGAGTACCAGATGCAGGGTCCAGGTATCGATATATCAAGTTTGATGGGTGGGATTATGATGCCACCCGCTCCCCCCATGAACACGACGAAAATCTCCCCCCTCGAACCCCAGGATGACGAGGATGACATCTCCGACATCATCTCAATTTCTGGTGATTCCACTGGAGGTGAAGTCAAGGAGGTGAACGTCGCCACCACCAAAGGTAAGCGTACCACCAGACAGAGGAAGGCGAAAAAGGAAATTAATCTCTAAATATATATAAATGATAGCGTACTATCCATTGGAGGAACTGGAACCTCCCAAACAGTTGGTGGTGGATCCACCTGCTGTCACCCCCCTGAATGTTCAGGTTGGTTTAGAGGAGAGTGAATTAAATTACGTCGTGATAGCTTTCATCTTAGGCGTAGTTGCTTTAGCCGTATCAGATGCCATCAGGGCATAAATGTATATTGAATCTACCGCGGGGTCTTCCTCCGTAGTACGTTTAATTCCCGAATAATACACCACCCAACCCATTTTTGATCCTAAGCACATTGTAATTAACTGCATAGATGTATAGGGGTTGACCAGGGACTCTTCCTGCGCCAATGGACGCACCCCTTATGATCATTTTAGCGTTGTCCAAACGACTGAAATTACACGATCCCGATGGACTATACTCCGACGCGTTCATACAGAAGTGATAGGCGAAATATCTCGTGTATACCATCACGTTTCGGGTCGAATCAAATTCAGAAACACCGTATTGAGATTTATAATAATTTTGCACGGTATGGAAATAATTGGGTTTCATATTTTCAAATAAATACGTACCATTGATTTGTAAATCGGCACCAGTAAACGTAAAGTAGTCAATTTTATAATTACTCACGGTTGCATTGAAGCCAAAAAACAACGATTTAACTGGGTGGTTGAACGGGCTTAAGTCAAGTGTATTGTATCCATCGAATGTGTTAAGTTTGTATTCTACCCGTTGAACCTGTGTGATCACGAGATCCAACTGTCGTTGAATGATAGCCTCTCTTTCATCTTTATCCAAAAAAATGTAATTACCGTACACTTCAATCTTTTTATCTTCATCCGTCAATCCAGCGAGACTGGTTTGGTCATAGTTAATCTTTATTTCGACTTGGTGATTTTGGAGGGCGACGAGAGGTAAAAATGCCTTATGGTCACAAAAGAAAAAGTGTAATGGTATGAACCCTGGATTTTCATTGGAGGATTTACTGTTCAAATCTCGTGATTTAGTGCAGGTGTCCGCGAGATAATTTGACCATATATCGGTGTAATAGTCGAAATGGTGTGAATCGACCTTCTGACCCCCTATATACAGGTCAATCGTAGAATTGGAAAACATCGTGAGGGTATTGGAAGAACCTTCGAACCACAAGGCGTTAATGAGGTCACCGAGAACCGGGATCGTGATCGAGGTATCGTTATCATTTATCGTTTTAATCAGTTTAGGGACCTGCGAAAAATTTGTATGTCTTGTAAACTTCGTACGGAAGAAGGAATGCCCCTCATCACTTATGAGGTATGCGTCTTGTACACCTTTTGAGACAAGTTGTATTAATGCACCAGACATATTTAATAGATGTTCAGATTATAAAACAGACACTTTCCCTGAGGGAAATCACTCTTGGGTTCCTCCGTGAATTTGCCTCGAATGTTGAAACCACCTTGTCTATACACCTTCATTCTCTTGTAATACATGGCTGTGAAGATCGACCATGGATCGTGTACATCGTAGATGTGTGGGTCATTCTTTTTCCCCTTTGTCTCTCTCATGATTCTACCAATACTTTGGGTAATATCAGACTTGGGACTGGCTAAGATAACTGTATCGAGTGTTGGGATATCTAGACCCTCGTGGGCTTGACTGAATGTTGCGAATATGATCTTCTTCTTTGAGGATTCCTGGAGCGCTGCCTCTTTCATACCACCCATATACAAACCCGATGTCTTGGGGAAACACTGATGAAGAAACTCACAATGTTGTCTACGGTCACTGAGAACGAGAAGTTGCCTCGTTCCAGCTGATGCTTTCTTTACGAGCTCTACTAACATCTGGTTTCTTGACCTATCCTCAACAATTTGGGTAATCATGTTGGGCATGGAAATCTTCCCATTTCTCATGGATGGTGGTGGGTTCCTATAATTTGGTGAGTCAAATGTTATGGGGAAAACCTCCACCTGTTCCTGGTTTTTTCGTTCAACGGCGAAGAATGTGGGTCCCATGAACCAGTGGAGAACCTTGGTGAGACCATCCTTCCTTTCTGGGGTTGCTGAGAGTCCGTAAATGTGCTTGGGACACATCTTGAAGAGACTTTGACTAAAAACTTTCGCACAGATGTGGTGTGCCTCGTCAACGATGAGCGTCCCTATACTCTCGAAGTCTGAGAAACTATATTCTTTGAGGGAGAGGGACTGGAGCATCGCGATTACAAAGTCACACTCTACCTCCTTCTTATCCTGTTGTACGACCCCGATGGTAGCTCCCGGGCAAAACTGTTGGATACGTTCACGCCACTGATCCGCGAGAAACTGTTTATGGACGATGATCATCGTTCTGTATCCCAATTTACACGCTATTGCCAAGGATACCGTCGTCTTCCCATAGCCGCATGGTAGAGAAAGGACACCGTGACCTGCTTTAATCGCTGCTGCGAGGGCATCATTTTGGTGTGTCGCGTCTCTGAGCTGTCCGACAAACTTGGTTCGGATCCGGGTGGGCTCGGGTCTCTTATCTTCCTTGGGTTCTCCAAGTTTATCGGTTCCATAGAATCTTGGAATGCAGACTCCATTCTTAGTTGGTCTAAAAACTTTGAAAGGCGGGGGAGGAAATCCGTAGTCTCCATTGACGATGGGTCTTACGGTAAGTTCCTTTTTAATTTCTTGAATTGGTCCCTCACTCACTAGGTATCCGGTTCTGGTGAGCATACTTATTTAAAGGGTACAAACTTTAAATAGGTACAATGCCTACCGTCGACGTTGAAGATAATATTAAGAAGCTCCGTGAGAGCCTCGAGAGAACGACACAGGATTTGTTCCGTATGCAAGGGATGCTCTCCACCTTCGAGGGGTTCAAGAAGGGTGGTCTCAAGACAATTGACCTCCCCAATGACCCCAATCAGCCGGTAGAGCCCACTGAGGAGCTCGAGAGTACCCAAGAAAAGCCTGAGTGATCTCCCACATTCCAAATACCCTTGAAATCTATTTCGATTTCAACTTCATCACCCCGTATAAGAGACTGCAAGGGTCGCCCCTTAACTTCGCACATCACTCTCCTATATCGGAATGGAACCTTTACTTTTAGAACATGACCTTCGAGTGGATTACTCACACTCTTATTGGTGAGTAGGTGTACCCTATTCGTGTGCATTCGCTCTATCATTTCAGAAACCCTCTGGGGAATCGTGAAGCGGATGTACTTTTTTTCATTGTGTTCGTACATGGGTTCGTACACTTTAGCTGATAACTTCATATACGATATACTAATAGTAAAACTATAAGTACTACAAACACAAATAACATGACCTGAGACAGTAAGATGGGTTTCATGGGTGGTCTTGTTCCAAAACAGATATGACTTAGAGACCTGGAAACTTCAGTCGCGGCTTCGACACTCGAATACGGTGTGTCTCGCGGCGACATCATACCACACATGGCAACCTTGGGGCACTTCCCAAAAAATGGGAGTTGTCCATGAAGACTGAGAACACCCGACGATTGTGTGAAGACCCATTTGTTGTCTTTCCATTCTGCACCCCACCCGATCCGTATAGACTTTGGTGTGGGGACACCGAGTTGTCTCACGACCCCAGCCTTTAGAGTTTCTGGATCAGTTTTGAGAATTTCTGGTGTGAGATCACAAATGACACATGATATGGTTTTACAATCGGAGAGAACTTTAGGTTGTAAATTCCATTCTGTGGTGGTTGAGATTTCTATGTCTGTTTTTATTTCAATTGGGGTATCGTAATCGAGAAGAACATTTATGGCGCCGTATGTACTTTCACTCACTTTCTTGAATGCATCTGGTCCCCAGTTGTCCCCTAGCAATTTGAGAGCTGGACTATTGTCTAAACATAAAAAGAGAACTCCATCCTTAATAACTCTTTCATCCGAAAACGTCGCGACGAAATCATTTTCACCATACTCAACACTTAACAACTCTGTCCCAAAGACAAAGTTTGCACCAGCATCCATAACAGCCTTTTCCATGGCGTCACACATCACTTTACCTGAAACCCTCTGTGTATAAATACCAGAAAGTCCTACATGATCAAAACTTTTCACAAATTCGTAGGCGGACATTACATTCCATGTAACTCCATCCATGATGAGGGGCATGTGTTCGACATATTTCGAACCCTTTTTACTCAGTGATCCGAGGGCATCCTTAAGAGGTGTACGTTTGTATTTTTCAGGGAAAGCATATACTTTCGTGAACAGAAGTGCGAGGGTGACGTAATCTCCAGGGCTCAGTGATCGAATCATGAAGCCAAAGTATTTCTTTTTGTCGACGGGTAAGAAAAGGTCATGCCAATTTATACCCATCTCGGTGATGAGAGACTTGAAGTTGATGAATGCACGATCAAATAGAAGTCTATGTGCGTGAAGATCTCTCTTCTCGCCCCCTGGCTCCCACCAGGAACCACCACCTGAAACTTTTCTGTCGTAAATAGTGACTTCGTGTTTTCCTGATTTTAGAATTTCCCACGCGAGAGACAGACCTGTTGGACCAGCTCCTACGATATGAACCTTCATTCTATAATTAGTCATAGATTATTATATAGGTTTATTGTAGAATGTTATGTGTTGCTCAACATATACCAATCAAACTTCCTAGTAGAAAGTTGAAAACATGGAAGTTTGCAGGTAAGTTTCTATGGAAGAATGCCACTGTACAAAACAAAAAAGAGCTTGGTCAATGGACAAAGGTGGAACTCCTCGACCTTGGACCAACATTTGTAAAATTAGGTCAGATCGCTTCGACGAGGGGGGACCTCTACCCCCCAGAATTTACAAAAGAATTGGAATCACTTCAAGATGATGTCCCACCCGTAGAATTCGAGACCGTCATAGATTATGAAATTTTTAAAGAATTTGACCCTGTACCATTTAAATCCGCGAGTATCGGTCAAGTCCATATGGCTGTACTCCAAAACGGTCAAAAAGTTGTTGTAAAAATAAAACGCCCGGGAATTCTGGATATTATGAAGGAAGATACCGACACTATACGGACTATTGTACAGACCTTGGAAAAAATAGGCATCGATACAGGAAACAGTTCTGGTTCAGTTCTCGATGAGTCTATAGAATATCTTTTGGGGGAAGCTGATTATAAACAAGAGATTGATAATGCTATAAAGTTTCGAAAAAGTATGAAAGATGTAGATTGGGTAAAAGTTCCAAGAGTGTATAAAAAGTATTCTACCGATGAAATGATTGTAATGGAATATGTACCTTCAGTAAAGTTGACTGAAATTACAGATCCCAAAGTGAATAAGAAGAAGATATGCGAAGCCCTGATAAACGCATATGTTATTCAAACTATGGACAATGGTATATTCCATGCTGACCCACACCCGGGTAACTTGGGGTTTTCACCCAAAGGGAAACTTGTCTTTTATGATTTTGGTCTACTCGTGCCACTCTCTGAAGAACTGAGAGATGGGTTCAAGTCCCTCTTTGGATTTATAGTCACACGAGACACTGCTGGTATAGTTGATACCCTAGTCAAATTGGGTGTGATTGTTCCAACATCCTCAGATGTTTCTGATATTGAACTCTTCTTTGAAACTATCTTGGGGTACTTAGAGACCTTGGATGGTTCTGGGATTGTGAATGATGACCTCGCGATGCAACTCGCCATGGAAAAACCATTCGTCGTGCCGAGTAGTTTCGTGTATCTCGCCAAGGCATTCTCCACGATAGAGGGTATCTGTATCAAATTGGATCCAGATTTCAACTATTTCACATACTTGGAACCTCTCATTCAACAACAAATAATAGAATCTGTGGATGTTGGTGATATATTCATGAAGACCGCGGAGATTCCTGGGACGATAGGTAAAATAAGTACAGCTGTCACGGGTCTTCAAAAGTCTAGGGGGTCTATGAAACGTACTATGGTTAAAACACAACAAGAAGTTAGGCTCGTCCAGTACAGCGTGGTGTGTGCTCTACTGTCTGAGAAGTTCGGGGACAATCCACCCCTGGCAATGTTTTTTGTTTTGTGTACACTATGGTTTACTTTTCGTAAAAGTCGATAGACTTCTTCCCCCTCTTCTTGGGTGCGTCAGTCTTTTTGACCAACTTGTTATGTTCGTCAAAGTACCCTTTCATACGACGCTGTTCATCACGGAAAATATCAGAGACCTTCTCTTTGATCTTGTCCACATCAGCGTCACGTTCCTTTTGGATCTTCTTACTCAATCTCTTGAACCCCTTATCCTTCTTATCGGCGGCGAATACAGTGAAAGTGTTTGTAATGGCAAGCATTTATTATTAAGGAATATTTATTTTTTATACCTTTTCATTCTGAATGCTGCGCGGGGTCGGCGCGACATTTCGCATTCAATGTAGCTGAGTCGTTTTTCATCATTATGTGTGGTAGTTTTAGGTTCAATCACCTTAAAATACCCATATTTACGGGCTAAATCGGGGCGACGGTTCAGCTCAAAATTAAAGAGTGTTTGGGTTGTCATTATAGCAGACGCATTTGTAATCATAGGTACTTATTCTGATGATTTTATTTTTAAGCGCTTTAACTTTTCCTGAAACTCTCTTCTTTCACCTGGAGATTCAATTTCTTTCCCAGAGTTTATAGCTTCAATTTCAGGACCAGTCAACTGCATAGAATTTACACGAAAGTCCATGAATGCCTCCATAGAGTGGGGTACCAGGGGTTGGACAAGTTCATATATAGCCGTGGCATAGTCTCGAATTTCCTTTTGAGCGTGATGATCCATCCTCAATTGTAAGAAATGCATGAGATTATGGAGGTCCATCTTCCACACGAAGGAGGTGTAGGTCGATTGTGGTAAGACACCTCGAGCTTGTTCCCTACAAACACCCTTGTCAAGTAACTCCTGATAAATCTTGAAACTACATTTGTAATTTTTGGACACGAGCTCACTCAATTCACTTTCAAGTTCCACAACACCCTCCGATCCTTGATGATTCACTTCAGATTGTCCACGTAGTACTTCTGGTTCGTAATACTCTTCATCAACGATAGAATAGCGAGCTGACATCTCATTCACTGAAGCGGTTCGATGTCTCAGCCACTGACGAGCAATGTAAAGGGGTGCCTTGATACGAAATTTGAATACTACAAGTTCAAGGGGTGAAGTGTGCCAATTTCTAACGAGATACCTAATAAGACCTCTGTCACCACGTGTAGTTTTAGTACCCGTTTGATAACTTACACGAGCACCATCAACGATAGCCTTATCTAGATTTTCTTGGGGCATGTGGTCAACGAGTTCTACGAATCCATGGTCCAATACTTTCTTCATTATGTACATCTATCCGTTCAAATCTTTAATAATCACAACTATCATCGAATGGTACCTCTCCACAAAAATCATAAAGTTTGTACAACTTCGCTTGTGTTTTTTCGATATCAACTTTTGTGTCATTCAGGGCATCCATCGCGTCATCCACGAGTTCCATGAATGTATCGAGCTCATCGAGGGCTACACGATGGTTCAATCTTTTACTCTTCTGTGAGTGAAACGCAGACTTGAGACGTTTGTTACTTTTGATAACCTTGTCAAGGTTAGGTTTGTTGACGGGGGCGGACATTCGGATGGTGAGACTCATTTGTATATACTTTACTTCTTATCTTTAAGAGGTTAAAAAAACAGTAATTAATATTAATATAATGGATCTAAAATTCGAATGTACTGATGATGGTATAGCATATACTTATGTGAACGGTGTTAAGGGTACATTAAATCAAGCTGATACGAATGTACTCTTGAGTCACTATATTCAAATACCCATGAACGGTAAATATGCAGAAACTGGGAGTTATTTGGGTTGTAGTGGTGTTCTAGCCGGTCTATCGAGTAAGCATGGTACAACTATATATTGTCACGATATATGGGTTGACAACATGGAAGAACTATCAAATGAATCTGGTCCTCCACCGAAAGTTGACGATTATTTTTATACTTTTTATGAAAATGTGTTGAACAACAACTTACAAAACATAGTTATTCCTATTCGTGGTGACAGTGCGTATACACTTAATATTCATAAAGATAAGAGTATAGACCTCGCATTTATAGATGGTGATCATTCATACGAAGGAGCTCTGAAGGATTTTAATACTCTTTTACCAAAAATGAAGACAAATGGTATCATTTTATGTCACGACTGTCATCAAAATAATGATGTTATGAAAGCTCTTATGGAGTTCTGTAAAGAAAATTCTATAGAAAATGCGACCGGATTTAAAAATTCTTCAATTATAAAGATAACTCTAGAGCCTTCTTCAACTCCTCAATGTCCCGATAATACCTCTTCAGATCCTTCATAAATCTTTTATTGTTTTCGAGAACTTCACATTCAGGCTTATTCAAATAAATCCAAGCTAAATTGGGTTTGGAATACTTTGTCATCTTTTGATTCTCGTTAGGTTTCCGTGCTACCAATTTGGTTGTTTTCTTCTTTTTAGAGGCTGGTGTGACTTCAACTCTATTCACAAAACTGAGAGCCTGCATAACAGTGTCTGCGAGGTCATCCTTCTTCTTTGATTTGATGAATGTATCCAACCAGTGTGCGTTGGTGGTACCGTTACGGATAAAGGCTTCACACCTTTCGATAGACACCTTTTTCCTCTTATTGTATTGTGCCTTCCCAGGTCCGGCAACATCGGGAATCTTGTGACGAGCATCGTATAGGATTGTCTCAACTTGAGGGCATTTAATGATAAAGTAGGCGTGAAGGAAGTGCATTACTGAAACCATCCTCTTATTGCGGTCGGGTTGTTTCTCGATGAGAATCACATCCGCTGTGAGTACCCATGGTCTTTCATCAAGGTGTTTTCGAAGAGATACATAGACACCGTCCGCGTGTTGAGGAGGAATTCCATCGACATCCCACTCCCTTACGATATTTCCGGCTTTATCGTCAAGGAGACATAGTGCTAAATTCTTTGTACCAACGTCAATAGATAGAATCATTTAATATAAAGGATTAATATATCTTTAAGTTAACATGGAGTATATGGAGTTACATTATTACTAATGGAACAGGTTAAAGAGTTTATTTTTCTAAAGACTATGTGGTGTTGGTGGTGCTGTCATTCATTTAATGGTGAGCCTTTAAGTATGCCCCATAAATACGATAATAGGCGAAATTCTTTTCAAACATCCGGAAACTTTTGTTCATGGAGTTGTATGAAATCCTATGCGATAGATAAGCATGGGATCAGTCGAGGTGGTATCATTTGTGGGAACATCATAATGATGCGTAAAAGGATGTACGACAAATTAGGAAGTGTAAAGCTTGCCCCCAATCGTTTTAAACTAAAGGTATTCGGTGGCGATATGACTATAGAACAGTTTAGACAAAATCACACAATAGATGTGTCCGAACCTAAAAAAATAGATACGAAACCGGTTGTTGATAACATGATACCCTTTGTGTCAAGCACCAAAAAGATGGATGAAATAAAGAATGCGACAACGAATAACAGCGCTTTGAGACTCAAGAGAAATAAACCTCTCAAACGGGATTACAACAATCTGGAATCAGCTTTAGGTCTCATTATAACTCCCAAACCCCAATAATCTTATTTGTTTAGGGGTGGGTGTAGATGGTGGTAATTTATCACTTTTTTTACTGTGAACCCATCGCATACCATCATAAGCCACCCAGCAAATATCATACCTCTCTATCATTTTCCTGCATAAAACACATGGTAATGATATAGCGTCTCCATGAATATTCTGGCGGTACACAATAAGTTGTCCGTACTTCCTATGTAACCATTCCGTGAATTGATGAGATTTACGACCCTTCCTCAAACATTCCCTATACAAACGTTTGATGAGTTGTCGTTCCGCGCACATGTGATTATTACTAACAACCTCCGGTCCTTTTGACATAGAACTTGTGACTGTACAGTATTTCATAATTCACAATTAATACATACTTTACCCGAGTATACAAAATCACAATGATTACACTCACTTAGGCTTATTAATTTATTTTTTGAAACGAGACCCTTCGAGAATCGTTCGAGTTCCTTCACTGTGTAAATTCCATACGATATCATAGTTTCTAAAGTTGGAAATCTCATCCTATTGTGCAATCGTATATAACCCTTATGTTAGTTTAGACAAGCGAAGCACTTTTTAAGACTGTCTTTCGTTTTGATCATGTTGGCGAATGCATCAACCATAGGGGGTACTAATGTTTTCAAGATTTTTTCAAACTCAGTATCCTTATCACCCTTATCGATCTGTTCGATGAGATGATTGAGAATGCCGATTACCAACTTTTTCTTTTGTGGTCCGGGGAGTTTTTTGCATTTCGCTGTTTCGATCATGAGACGACCGAGAATCGGTGGAATGTCTTCCTTTGTGAATCCATCGTCTATATATTCTATCTTAATTTCTTCGATGGTTTTCATCAGGGTCTGAGTATCAATCTTCCCAGTAAATCTTTGTAATATGAGATCCATTTATATATTTGTATACTATAAGATTAGAAATGAAATTCAATGACACCATCGCATATACTGCGATCGCCACTGGTATGGTCAAGATGTATATGGATTTCGAAAATTCGAATAATGTTGATATAAAATTAAAAAATTCCATTATATTCGGTATAGTCGTCACGACGACGTGGATGATTTATTATACGAAACAGTACGGTTTCAGTGTGTTTACGATGTATACAGTCATGAGTTTATTATTACAACTATATGTTTTGAAGAACATCATGGTTAAAGAGAGTAATATTAAGTAAATCAGTAATGAGTTCCGTCATCTGTGCACCCATCAAACTTTCTTACTATAAGCGTTATCAGACTAAGCACTCTGCTCGTAGTGCGATTAAGGTTCGTGCATCTGCGAAACCTTCTAATACACCATACAACCCAAAGACTCGTTTCGCGGAGGTTCTGAATGGTCGAGCGGCTATGCAAGGTGTTCTATGGGGTTCTCTAAACTGGGTGATGACGGGTGAAAATGTAATTCAACAGATTGAGGATCCTATGTATGCTGTCGCTGCGACTGGTGTTGTGACTACATTAGCACTCGCGTCCCTGTTCACGGCTGAAAACTTCAGTACCGAGAAAATTGGAGCATTCACACCCGATGCTGAGCTCAAGAATGGTAGATTGGCGATGCTTGGGTTTATTGCCTTATTTGGGTTGAGTGCCATGTAACTTAAAAATTCGATCATCTTCACCTTTTCTTCCATCGAAAATGTCCCTGCCCTACGCAACACGTATAGCAAGAACATGAGAAGTATATACACATTAATAGCTATTGGCTTCATACTTAAAGATGTATTTATTTTAATACATATGAATATACTCGTACTTGGTTCTGAGGGTGTTATAGGAAGTGCTCTATGTAAACATCTCGAGGGGCTCGGTCATCACGTCATCCATTGGGATATCAAATTGACGACTGATCATGATTTGAGTAATTCCCTAAACACGTACAGACTCAAACGTGAGATAGACGCGAGTGACTTCGTATTCTTCATGGCGTATGATGTTGGTGGTGCGAGGTATATATGGGATGTTGGATTGGATTTCATAAATAGGAATAACATGATCATGTTAAACACGTTCAATCTCCTCGAAGGTAAACGGTTCATATTCGCTTCGAGTACGATGTTTAACATGGACAATGTGTATGGGACATTAAAACATGTAGGGGAGTATTACACCCGGAAGCTGGGTGGTATGACCACACGTTTCTGGAACGTATATGGACCCGAAGAAGTTTCTGAAAAGTCACACGTCATCACAGATCTGATCCACAAGTTCAAGGAGAAGGGGTACATAGACTTGATGACGGATGGGGAGGAGGAGAGACAGTTCTTACATACAGATGATTGTGCGAAGTGTCTCACGACAATCATGGGCAACTACGAGACGATTAAACAGAAAACAAATTCCGTGGATGTGACGAGTTTTGAATCCATCAAAATCAAAGATATTGCGAGATATATATGTGAAGATGTGCGACCGTCTTATACAGGGGTTAATACACATGATCGAATTAACGAACCAAGACCGTTTATTCTAGAGTATTGGAAACCTGAGATTCCTCTGAGGGAGGGAATATCATCTCTTGTACAAGACTATCGAAATCATACTCCCTAGTCCATCCAATCTGTTCTATGTAATCATCCGTACCCACCAATAGTGTATTGTTATCAGGTCTATAAAACTCTGGTGATACCCGAATCATGATTTTACTATCTATTTTACCAACTTCATCTGTACCCTCACCAGACCATTCAATCGTTTTGTTCAGTTTATTTGCGACAATTTCGATGAATTCACGGACAGAATGTGTTTTACCTGAGGCTATCACAGCCTCCCTCGCCCATCGCTGTTGTACCATGAGCCACATAGCCTTAACATAATCTTTCGCATGACCCCAATCTCTCCTCGATTCAAGGTTTCCAATTTGAAAACATTCTCCAGATTGTAAACCTTTGACTATTTTTTGTGTGACATACATATCTGGTCGTCTCGGCGATTCATGGTTGTACAAAATACCCGAACACACATATAGACCCTCTATGTCCCTATAATGCTTAACTAGAGAGTCCGCAGTATCTTTAGATATCCCATATATACCTCGAGGTCCACGCATTGTATGTATCGTTTGTGGACTCGACCAGGTTGATTTAGTCTTTGCAAAAATCTCTGAACTTGAAGCTTGGAAAATTCTATACTTTGACTTCATTCCAGTATTTTTCACCGCTTCCATGATGTTGAGAATACCCATTGTGTTCACTTGGAATGTATCTATGGGAGAAGACCCATGGACTTTCGCAGCCAGATTGTACACCTCGATACGTTCAAAATCCATACACCCATGAATAGTATCATAGACTTCATCGTAGTTTCTCACATCTCCTCGAAATTTGACGAGATGATACCCCTTTTCTTGTAGGAGTTCACACATATAAGATCCATCTTGTCCGTTCGGACCCGTAACTATACCTGCATACATTTAAAGATACGACGGGTTTAAACTTTAAATGCTTGTCGATATCTCCAAGGCTGAGCTGATCGATAAGATTACTATCCTTGAGATTAAGGATGAACGCATACAAGATGAGATGAGACTCAAAAATATTCGTCATGAATTGGGTATTTTAAGAAAGATTGAATTTCATACAGCCCTAAAGGATGAACTCAAAAAGGTGAATAATACAATCTGGGACCTTGAGGATGGAATTAGGAAACTCGAAAAGTGTGAGGATTTTGGGGCTGCGTTTATAGACCTGGCGAGAAAAATCTATAAATTCAACGATGAGCGGGCGAGAATTAAAAAGGTAATCAATTTGGAGGAGGGTTCAAATATTGTGGAGGAGAAGAGTTATTAAACGAAAGTCCACACTTCGTCACTAAACACAGTCTTCACAGTCCTAGGTCCGTAGTACTTATGAGCGATATCCAGATGAAAGAAATTCGTCTTTGGATCACCAATCTTCACAAGTTCTATCATCCAATTATATGAACTATTCATACAATGCACTTCATCCGCATTTTCAATCACTGAGATGTACTCGAAAATATTAGGTCTATCACATTTGAAGAATTCTTGATTCTTATCTACAACTTTAGAGTCTGGTTTATAAACGAATTTATCTGTTTTTACTTCGATAACCCTATCCCTCTCTGGATCATCATGTACGAAAATATAGTTTTTCTCATCGATTGTAAATTCTTTTGATTTATCTCGAATAACCTTAAACTTGGAATACATATACTTTGGGTTCACACCAGCTTGTACATAGACACCATGTGCCCAATTGGTCATAATACTACCCTGACCCTGTGTCATAAACTCCCAACTCTTGTCATCCATTCCATACGTGGCGAGTGGAATGATATCACCCTTAGCTTGAGACCATATTTCACGGGGATTGGTTGTATCGACGAGTATGAGTTCAACCTTATCGGCAATATCCCTGTACATGAACCTAACACTTTCTTCGTGACAACGCTTAACAAATATCCTCACGGTATCCGTCTCTGCGAAATGCCGGACCATACCGTTCAACATGATCTGGTCACCGAGACCTAGATGATGAAGAATAGTCTTCACCATTTGTTTTTTATGGTTTCAAAAACTTTAACTATCATATCCTTTGTGATAAATTGATTGTTGCCAATGTACACCCCATTATCATTGAGAAGATTTGCATTTGGAACATCTACCGAATCTTTCCATTTTTCAAGGAAAGGGTGAAGGAGTAGATTACCAGATACAATAGGGCGATATTCTACACCAAGTTCTGTAAAGATAGTCTTGAGTTTAAGCATATCTTCTGGTTTTTTGCATACGAATGGGAATGCAAAACTGCTATTCCCAGGGTCATTATAAGGGATATAAAATAGTTCAGGGTCAAGATGTTCCATGAAACACTCAAAATTATCACGCCTCGTTTCAATATTTTCATCTAGACGTTTCAACTGCTCTATGCCGAGAACAGCATTCAGTTCGGTGTTTCTAAAATTATACCCATCTGTTAGGAATAAGAAGCTTGGGTCTATTTTGGGGTGTTTGTTAATAGCCTCTTCATAATACTTGGGTGATAGAAGTCGAGCCATCCCATGACTCCTCTTGATCTTCATGAGTTCATAGAGAAGTTCATTATCGGTAGAAATAATTCCACCCTCAATCGTTGTCATATGATGACCATAATAGAAACTGAATGTACTCCCTGTTCCCACACTACCTCGTTTTTCCCCATTTGGTCCCTTGACGCCATGCGACTCACAGATGTCTTCAAGGAAAATTGCATTCGGATATCTTTCCTTAAGTTTTTCCATGGGTGCGTTAAGACCGAGAAGATGGGTCACGAAAACAATCTTGATGTCCTCATCTGGTAAACTATCTATATCAAAACTATACGTTTTTAGGTCTACATCACAAAATACCGGCTCGAGACCAACTTGGAACACTGGTGATACGTTAGTGACCCACGTACACGCTGGTACCAAGACCTTGGAACCATTTGGGATGTCGTGCATTTCCTTAACCGCCGCCAACAATAGAAGATTGGCTGTACTTCCAGAGGTTACATACAGTGAATACTTACACCCAAGCCATTCGCTCCATGCATCTTCAAACTGTTTCACCATGTTCCCACACGTGTACCTATCCGAAGACTGTATAAAATCGATCACAGCCTTCTTATCCGTGTCTGTGATGGCTGTTTGCATCAAAGGCCACCACATCTTTATAACTTTTATTCATTTTCTTTTAAGTTGGTGTAAAATGTATCTTGTTTATCTTGTTTTTGAACAGATTTAATATGCCAAATAGCAAGTTGAGGATCTGATTGAAGCTGTGCAATTTTTTCCGAACCTACGAGTCTCTCATGAAGTCCTAAACTCCATGTAATTTTACCATTGTTTTTAAAGTATCGACCTTGATAATCTGGCCAATTGATCCAACCCATCTCATTTACAGAAAACTTCATCTTTTTACACCACTCTTCAGTGTATCCGGGTATAATATTGATACGAGGTAGGGTTAGAATATCTCCATCAAATGTTTTTATGTTCTTGATTAACGCTTCTTGGGGGATTTCATCTGCGTCTAAGACAAAAATATATTCACCGGTACATTTGGTGATGTGATAATTCCTATGTTCTGAAAAGTTTCCACAAAACATTCTCTCGTTCACTGTAACCCTGTTCTCAAACACTTTTAGGACGGCTCTCACCTCATCGGTAACCTTACCCGAGTCGACTAGAATATTAATTTCGTCTTCTTCGTCGGCAACGTTAGACAGGAATGACAGTAGAGCGTTAAGTTCTTGATGTTCGTTGCAAACACATATAGCGTAACTGATTTTCATATACTTCTATTAAGGATAAAACTTTAAATAAAACCATATGAAGACAATCATAAGTCTCACGAGTATTCCAACCCGTTTCAAAACACTTCCCGCCATCGTCTACGATCTCGAAAAAAATCAGGATGTGGATGAGATTTGGATCAACATCCCTTACAAGTATAATAGATTTCCGGGTATTGAAGTCGTGGTTCCAGACTTTTCGATGTGCTCCAAAGTCATATTGAATAGGTGCACGGACTATGGACCAGGTACGATGTATATGGGTCCAGTACATGCTGAAAAATGTGATGCGGACCTTGTCATAGTTGTGAACGACGACACAAAATACCCACCTAACCTGAGCAGTAAGCTTATTGAGTTGTACAAGGGTGACTCATGTTGTTGGTGTCTATCGGGATTCAGGGTAGATGAGTATATCAGCAACAATGGACGTGTACCGAGATATAATCGAGAGTGTATAGATGTCACTGAGAGTTATGGTGGAGTCATCCTCGACATGAAATGGTTGAGAGATATGAAGGAAGTCTTTTCTGACTTTTACAAACTCACGTATAATGATGACATCATAATCAGTAATTTACTCTCGAAAATGAATGTTCAAAAGAAAAGTATTTATGACCAAACTATGAACATTGGTATGATTAAACAATATTCATATGGAATGGGTGAGGATGCATTATTCCAAAACAATGGGGAGGGGAGTCACGTTGAAAACAACAAACGTGTATTTAAGACACTAAAAGAAAAAATATGTTATACTTTTAAATGGAAGAGTTCAAGGATGCGTGTTTGGGTCTCGATGTACGCAGCGAAGAGATCGCCGCATACCTCCGAACTCTCCCATAGACTATACACTCGCTGAGCGATATAGACAAATCGACCAGGAAATATACGAGATGGAGAAACGATTCAAAACCTAGACAACGATGTTAATCGTCTCAAATTACAAGAGTTTTCTCGTGACCAACACGGAGGGTCGTATTCACAATTACCTCAAAACCGGCATCCTTGAGGTTCTTACAGAACGCAACATCTTCAGAGCATGTATCCCGAATCATCTTCCCATCTTCACCTTCCATCTCTATGAGAGGGTAGGTAAAGTATGGATATTTCATCTTTTCTAGAACCTCCTTACGACACGCGAAGAACCCCATACCGTTGTAGGCTACGGAGATGTATTTTTCCTTTTCGGGTTTTCCCGCCTCCATGAACTGGAATGATCCAGTCTTCTTGAAACAGTCCAAGTCCCACTCCTTGACGCATGCGTAGTGTTTCATATCCTGCATCTGATAAAGACCTGAAACCACTGGATGCTTTTTAGTATCTTCGAGAAGTTCTATGACTTGCTCGGGTGTAAACATGATATCAGAATCGATTGTGAGCCAAACATCATACTCGACTTGACCACCGAATGGTTTCTGGTCAGCACCCCTAAGAACATTGAGACCTAGGGTCTTCATACGAGAAAATGTAACAAAGCTCGAATATTCATTAGTGACCATGAAATCGTAACCCTTCTTCGTGAGTTCCATGAGAGTCTGAGACCAGTTCATGAGAAACGTCCCGGAAAATGTACGTCCCGGGAGAGCGAGAATAACTTTCATCATTTGGATAATATACTGAGCACCTCTTTAACCGCTGGGTGTCGAATGACGTCATCGTGATTCATTTCTATATGTTTGATATATTCTAGGTCTATACACTGCATTTTATATATCAAATTTTCAAGACCATTATCTTCCCCTAAATCACTCTGTTCTAAATCACCGGTGATAATAAGCTTCGTACCTATACCTATACGTGTGAGAAGCATTTTCATTTGATTTTGTGTACTATTTTGCATCTCATCCGCTATAATGACTGTGTTTTCAAATGTTCGACCCCTCATGTACCCCAGTGGTTCAATAGAAATACACCTATCCATTTGACTATGGGTCATAGACTGTTCGAAAATATCATACATTGGTCTAGCCCATGGTTCCATTTTCTGGTCCATATCACCTGGGAGGTATCCCATATCTTCATCTACTGTGATAATTGGGCGAGTGAGTATAATTTTGGGGCGCTGGAATTTATATACATGATCTATAGCAACCTGACATGCTAGCATCGTTTTGCCCGAACCTGCCGGACCCGTACCTATCACAATTGGTATTGGTGACTTAAGTGCGAGCATATATTTACATTGACCAGGGGTCTTTGGGAAGTTCATCTATATTGATTAAAGATTTTTTCCTTATATAATTTATATGGAGTTCCATTTCATAAAACTTAATGTAAATGGAACGTACTTAACCCTTGTAGATCCTATGTCCAAACCGAGGTATATATGTTTTTCGGAACATGCAGAGGCTAAGGTATGTATAAATTATGTATCATTATTTAGATCGAAATATGGTATTTGGCCATGTTTCGACATGTCTAAGCGTAGGAGAAAGTTGGAAAGAGACACACGTGTAAAACAGAGAACCCCCGAACAGGTGATGCAATACCTAGATATAGAGACGTACGATCTAAAAACAATCGATCGACTTGCATGTAGAACAAATGCATCTTTCTACTGTGTATTACGTTTCGAAAGTGATTATATTGGAAATACTGAATCCATCTCAATGTCTGGTCAAGAGATGGATGCAATTGTCGACGATATCGCGTATAGAGATCTGCTGAACTTTAGCTTAAAAATAATGTAACTTGTAATAATAATGTGTGGTATCCTAGCCCTCTCTGGTGAAGAAGTAGAAGTGCCCCCCTATCTCCTTTCTCACCGTGGTCCAGATGATTATCGAAGTGAAACGATAGGTAAATGTCGTATGGATTTTTACCGCCTCTCGATCAATGATCTCACTGACGCTGGTATGCAGCCATTTGTAAAGGATAACGAGATGCTCATTTGTAACGGTGAAATCTATAACCATCGCGATTTCCGTGATGGTACTGAGAAGAGTAACAGTGATTGTGAAGTTCTCCTTCCACTGATCAGAGACCACGGAATGATGAAGACCCTTGACCTCATCAATGGTGATTTCGCATTCGTGTGGACAGATGGTAAGCGGGTCATGGCTGCCCGTGACCCTGTTGGTGTGCGCCCCCTCTTTTATACCCGGTACTCTGAAAACTCAATCGCCTTTGCGAGTGAGATCAAGGCTTTGCTATTCCTGAATAGTAAAATTCATATCTTCCCACCTGGGCATATGTATGATTCATATATTGACGATTTTGTGTGCTATCACACCGGTTACTGGCGCGTGAACAAATACATCAAAACTGGGTTTAAGCGACAACTCAGAGAAACACTCGAACACGCGGTACACGACCGCATTGATAACACTGACAGGGAGATAGGGTTTCTCCTCTCGGGTGGTTTGGATAGTAGTCTCATCGCTTCCATAGCTGCTAAGAAGCTTGGGAAGATCCGAACATTCTCAATTGGTCTCGAGGGGAGTCCAGACTTGGAAGCTGCGAGGACTATGGCGAAGTACCTAGATACCGACCACACAGAGGTTAAGTTTACACCAGAGGAAGGTATCGCACACATCAATGATGTGATCCATTCCCTGGAGTCGTACGACACGACAACAGTGAGGGCGAGTACACCTATGTGGCTTCTTTGTAAGTACATCAAACAGAACACCCCATGTCGCTACATTTTCTCAGGTGAGGGGAGTGACGAGATTTTGGGTGGGTACCTCTATTTCCGTAACGCACCAAATGTGGATGAATTCGCATGTGAAAACATGCGTCGTTTGAGACTTATTCACCAGTTCGATGGGTTGCGGGCGGATAGATGTGCTGGTGCACATGGTCTAGACATGATTGTCCCTTTTCTCGACAAGAACTTCATAGACTTCTGTATGATCATCAACCAGAACGAAAAGATGGATGGTATGGAGAAACGAATTCTCCGTGAGGCTTTCGAGGGATATCTCCCCCATGAAATCCTCTGGAGACAGAAGGATGGCATGAGCGATGCTGTGGGTACGAATTGGGTGGATGAGGTAAAGAGGTACGCTGAGAAGGATATCGACGACACTGTATTTAGGGAAACGAAGTTGAAGTCACGTGGTCACAATACACCCCTAACGAAGGAAGAGGTTCTGTACAGGAACATCTTCTGGAAGATGTACGGGAAGGAGAATGATCATCTCATCAGTGAAATCTGGCGTCCCAAGTGGACGACTGTGACCGATCCAAGTGCGCGTCTACTTATAGAAAAGAATCCCAATTAATATAAATGGCACACTTCGTGAGGAGTTTCGACTGTAAAAACGAAGAACATGCTATGTGGTTGAAGAAGATCGGGGGTGCTATGGCGAAATCTATTAGTGGTGATAAGATTGATATTATCAACATCGTTAATAACAACCCTTTACCCGGAAAGCCCACCGCAGACGATCCTATGAACTGGGCATATATACATTTCCAGTTGTGTATGAAGTACGCGAACGCTGTTCTAAACTGCGATGCGTTTATCCCCACTTCCAATTAATTGCATATATTCATTTAACGTAAAATCTTGGGGTTCTGAATTTTCATCCATACGTATGAGTAATATTTTACCCTTTACCACTTCCCCATGAAATGGGAATGGTAAAGTGTTTTCATTCTCTATCAAACCATGTTCAGGTTTCATGAGGACTACATCTATATCAGGCCATTGTCCAATAAATGTACCCCTCCCGGACAATAATTTAAAAATCTCGTTTTTTGATGGTTCGATGTCTAACTCTATTTCTTCCAGATAATTTTCAATCTCATGAATGAGAATAGCCTTAGTCATCTTAATCACAACTCATAAAAAAAATATTTGCGAAATGTATATAATAACAATGCAGCGCACAATTATGATTATCCTAGTACTGGCGTTGGCGGCTTTGGTGTACTTCATGTTCGGATCTCCTGGTAAGGAACGTGATCCAAGGTTTGTTTTCAGTGAGAAATACCGTCCTGAACAATCTGCGTACAAGTACGGGCTCGTTGATACCAACCCCGCTCGTCGTGTCGGTGCCTTTTTTGATACCTGCTCCCCCGAAAACATGGGTGATTGCAAGCGCAATGACCCATACAAAGGTCTACCCAAGCCCTAAGTCGTTATATTTTTTCATGTATAATTATATAATGGAAAACCCAACCCGCCAATTCGTCATCAATAGATTTTCAGAATTACTGGAACTACCTGTTGATGACGTGATATGTATAAATCTCGAAAAAAACATTCTGAATCATTCGATCGTTCGCTGTGAATATGCCGCATGGGAAAACCATAGGTTTACGAATATTTACAAGCATAAGTTTTTACAGCTTCAATATAATATTCAACATTCACCTGAACTAAAAATGAATATTACTGATAAAAAATTAAAAACGAGTGATGTCATTAATCTGAATCCCGATAAACTATGGTTTGATGGTCCATACGCCAAAACTATTCAGGAACGACTTCATAAAGATATGAGGAAGGAATACAATGCGAAAGAACTTAAGAATCAAGATGGTTTTTTCAAATGTGGACGTTGTAAGTCTATTAAGACCACATACTACCAGATGCAGACTAGATCAGCTGATGAACCTATGACGGTATTCGTCAGTTGTCTCAACTGTAACCGAAACTGGAAGTGTTGAGTGTATGTTTTGAATCAGTGAGATCTGTTTTTAAATCACCGACCGATAAAACAAACGTATAAGGTAATTGTTTTTTCATCAATGTTTTTGTTCTAGCACTCGTAAATCCTAAATAGTCATATGTAATTTTATATTCACGAAGTTGTTTCTGTGTCCATTCTATCACCACACCCACCCCGGGTCTAGCTGTGATGATCACTATTTTGTACCCTAAATTCCTAGCGATATGTAGGAGTTCAATCATAGGTGTATTAGGGTCCCCATTTTTAAAGATGAGTGTGTCATCTATATCGAACATCACAGCATCATCGACACGCACTGGGCGTGTCGATATATACTCAATACCCCTACTTTTTAGAGTATTCATTAATATTATTAAAGATTTAAATTTCATCATGAACATAGATGATCGTAGATGTATATTGTGAAGATGATACGGTTCAGATAGCTCGTATTATCAATGAAATTGATGACTCCTACACTATACATTTCCTCGAAAAAAACAAGTACAATGTTTATGATTTTAGTGAGGAAGAGGTGAAGGTTTCAAAGGATTCTATTTCAGGTTTTTACGACACCGACGACCTCCAGGGAACGAATCTATACGTGAAAGTTCAACACGGATACGAACTTTTAGATGATAGTGACGATGAAACATTTCAATGTCCAGAATCAGAAGAAGATGAGAGTGAAGATGAATCACTCGTTGACGAAGACGAAGACGAAGACGAAGACGAAGACGAAGCCTAAGTAAAATAATAATTATATTAAAACAAGATGGATTATAAAGAACAAAAGAAACGCGTGACTAAGAACGACAAGAAAAATAAGAGAGAAGTATTCTCTCAAAAACACGTGAGAAACATACTTAAACAAAAGGAGCATTCACAGAATAAGAGAAACGATGGCGCCCTACACCCCACCGAATGTTCACTACTCACAAATGGACGTATCAATGTACAACGAAGATAGGATTTTCGCGTTCATAGGTAAAACTGGAAAGAAGTTTTATTGGCTCACCCATACACTTGGTCTCGATTACTTGTGGTATGACAAGGAGCGTAAAGTGTTTGAGATTTGGGGACCATTATACACCCATATGAATAGTCAATCAGAACATGTTATTCGATGTGAGTTGGATTATTTTATGAAGCCTAAGTTAGAAGATACATCTTCCCAAAATCAGGATGTTATACAAACAACCATCCAGACTTGTTAGGAACAAACCGTATGAAAATTCCGGTTTGCGAGCCCAAAGTGGTACGCTATATGATATCATAAATCCAGGTGAATGTACACACTTTACATTTGTTAAGGGTCCGGTGTACATGGAAAAACTCTATTTGCGATTATTGAAAAAAATAACGAAACCCTCGGTATTCCTTATGTTGATCCAGTGTTACCTAAACCTGAACCATTCATTCCGCGGATACCACCACAAGAACCTGAATTGGATGTCCCGGATCGCGTCTATTTAAGACTTCGCGTTTTAAAAAATGGCACCATTCGCGCGAAGTTGTCTGGAGCTATGTGGGACCTATACGAGACATATTACAAAAAACTTTGTAAACCACCGATTAAAACGATCTTACAGGCGTATAAGTCACATGGGTTCAGTCCAGGGTTTCTCGAAGGAATTAATAAAAATAACATGAAGCAGCTCAAATACGCTGTAAAACTACCTATTATATTTCAAAAAATATTTGATAAGGAATCAGTGAAAAAGGTAAAAAAAGAAAAGAAGAAGGATCCCGAAGACATCCCGGTAGATATCCCGGTAGATATCCCGGTAGATATCCCTGAAGAAGAAGTCAATGATGATGATGATGTTCCAGTGGGTGAAGATGAACTTGATGTGGAACCCGATGAGGATGAAGAAGTTGTAGATGAGGAGGAATATGAATCCGATGGAGAGGATTATAGTATGCCTAAGTAGGATCATAAATGTAATAAACCATCTTTAAATGTTCGTCACCAACGTTGTCCTCGCCAATCAAATTCTCGATCGTAGCTTCTTCTACAACCTAAAAGAAGCAACGCGTCACGCTAACGAACAAACCAAGGAGAAAATCTGGAAGCTCCCCAATAACTCTGTCTTCTTCGGTGACATCGAAGTTCGTGTCTACAACACCGACGACTACAAGAATGAACATTTTCTTTCTTTCGTTGATTCCTGCCGAAATTGCAGAGATGTCATGTGATCAGCATGTCATCAAGATCCAATTGGAAATTTGCCAAATGCTTTACACTGCATGGTACTTTTCCAGTGAGGAAAATTACGTCCAAGAGAATGCACCATATACAAAGGATGGAAAGAGGCGGGGATACCGTGCCGCACACCCAAAACATCCAATGACTATATGGATTGGTTCGAGTCTGGAAAACTATATCTACGCATGTGAGATTGGTATGGCTTTGACCCTTGAGTACACGTATAGATATGGCAAGATACACACTTGTGCGGAACATCTAACGTGGTTGATGAATCATCATCCATCTCATTTTGAGGAGCGCAAAAGTGAGACAGCATACTACTCTAGGGAAGGGATCCCCGAGTGTATGCCTGAAGAGTATAGGTGTCCAAGTGTGGTGGGTGCTTATCAAATGTATTATATGGTGGAGAAGATGGGATTTGCTCGATATAAAATCCCTGTGGATAGTAAATGATTGTAGCAACAACTTTTTTCAATCACCCACATATCAAAGGTGTTATTGAACTAGAAGAGAAGGGTACCAAAGTTGTAATCAAAGGAACCCTAAAGTCAAACAAATACAAAAATAGTACGCATGGTATTCATATCCACGAAGCAGGTGACCTAACCGACAATTGCATGGGAGCTTGTGGTCACTTCAATCCATACGGTAAGAAGCACGGTGGTCCCAAATCCAAAGAGAGACATGTTGGTGATCTCGGTAACATTCGTTTTGATTCGAATGGTGTCGCCAAAATTAGAATGGAGGATTCACTAGTGAAGCTCCGGGGAACAAAGGCAAATGTCATTGGAAGATCCCTCGTGATTCACGAAGATCTAGATGATTTGGGTCTCGGTGGTCACTCGGATAGTCTAAAAACTGGACACGCAGGAAAACGAATCACATGTGCGGTCATTGGCTATTCTAAGAAGATGTGTATATAGATATATGTGTCCTCATGGCATAAATATAATTCAATGTAAAGTGTGCAATGGTGGAGGAAAAACTCATCGAGGAGGAAATCGTCGATGGGGATTGGGTCTATGAGTTATATGGGAAGACGAGAGATTCCGATTAGTCGTTCAACGACTTTAGAGCTGCGTTCATTAGAAAATTGAGTTTAGTCTTATTTATAGGCTTTCTATTTTTCATTTGATTGGATGCAACAGTAGCCAATGAGTTGAGTTCTGCCGCGGCTGCATTGTTTTTACGTCTTTTTTTAGCCCTCCATGCATTTTGAATAGTCTTGGCGGCTGCATTGAGATTCACAACTTTACCTTCACTCTTTACCATGGCATTATTCATGTCACGTTTATTCGCAACTTTCGTGAGATTAGTAAAGACCTTAGCGAGAGATTCGATGGTAATTTTACCCCCCTTCATCGCAGTGGAGACAGAGGACTCGAATACTTTATTCACAGGGAGACCGAGATAGCGTAGAGTTAAAAGTATCATGATACAAGCAAGGATTGTTGGTCCGAGTAAAGAAGCAGCGATCGAAAGACTCTTGGTACCAATTTTAATGACTGTCAGTGCATCTTTAACACCCCCGACAGTAGTATTAATACCACTAGTCATCATATTACCAGCACCACCTATAGCAGAAGGTAATACACCGAAAAGTTTGCTCACGGCTTCAACGCCATTAACCTTGAACTCAGACCACTTTTGTACGACGAGCATACTCTCTTTGTGTTGAGAATTCTTGAACGCTTTCTGGTAATTACGCGCTCGTCCGATAGATTCTAAGCGATCCACGTATGTGTTGAATGCTTCATACATATTTGGAGCTGCCATGATGGTTGCGGCGATAACCATGAGTGCTACGAAAATGTTGAGTGTAGGTCCAGAGATAACACGGGAAGCCTTCTGTTTGATAACAACTTCGACCCGACTGGGTTCAAAATTAAATCGAGCAACTCGCGGAGAATTGCGACGCACCATAGGCGTCCGAGGGGTCCTCTTGGGTCGAGAGCCTGGCGCGAACGACATTTACTATGACATGACAAAAAAATCTCAGGTGATAATAGATATGCCCCCCAAGCGGTATCGCGAAGGTAGCCCAAATACAGTATTACGTTCAATGTCTAGTGAAGAATCTGGGAACAGTATGAATAATAATTCATCTCAAAATACATTAAATTCTGGAAATAATCAGAATTTAATAGCGATCTCGAGGACGGTTGGAAGACAGTACAGTGGAGAGACTTTAGAACGCGCAGCGAAAAGGTTAAAAACTCAACCCCCTCAACCCCCACTTGTAACGGCGGCGCAGATGGCCGGACGTAAGCAGAAGGCAAATTATGAAAAATTACAAAACAAGCGAAATTCGTTACCTCGTGGACTTTATAATATTTTTTCCAATGTCAGATTACAAAATGCGGTTAATCGAGGGGGGTATCAAAACATGAACACTCAAATTAACTCGAAGCTCAGACTTGCGAATAATCACGAAAAGCGAATAAAAAATCAACTTAACAAAATTCCTAACGGAAATTTCAGAACAAACGCCAGATTTAAAATAAATAACGTTATAGGTAATAACAGTAAAACTAAAGCTTTATTACAACAAATTAACACTGAACAAAAGAAAATAAACGCTAATGCTGCTGCTAACAAGGCTGCTGACAAGGCTGCTGCTAATAACGCACGCAGGAAAGCTGTTGCAAATGCAAAGAAGAAGGCTATTATTGCCAGGCAACAGGTTAGTGTGAAGGCGAGCAATAAGGCTGCTGCACAAGCCGCTAATAACGCTAAGGCGAACGCTAAGGCTGCTGCGAACGCTAAGGCTGCTGCGAACGCTAAGGCTGCTGCGAACGCTAAGGCTGCTGCGAACGCTAAGGCTGCTGCGAACGCTAAGGCTGCTGCGAACGCTAAGGCTAAGGCTGCCACTCCAGCTAATAGCGCTAGAGTTTCGGCAACAACTCTAGGAACTCCTAACCAATCTCTTAATAATAACGCAAGTTCTCTTTCAATTATTAAACCCGTTAATAGACAAAATTCGAAAGAAACAGCTGGTAAATTGATGAAAGAGGGTATATTACTTGAAATAACCAAGCAAGCTCAACGTACTACTAGTATGAAAAATTTAAAAAACCTGAAGAAATTAAATGGGAGTTTAAATAGTCCTAATTCTATTAAGGAGTATGATACTTATGCATGGGCACTTCTATATGATATGGTTAAAGGATCGTATGACACTAAATTCGAAGGTATGCAAATAACCATGAAAACGTTAAAACAAATTCACGAAAAGCTAAGACAGAAAAATAACTACAGTAGTGGGAGAACAACTGGAGGTGAAGGAAATCGTGTAACCTTCACCGAAACTTTTAATAACGATGAAATAGTGGAATTTATGTTACTGATTTGGTTAGATGGAAGTCATGATGCGTACATTAATTCTTCATTCTTGGATTGGCTTGATAGTCCCACATGTAATAATTATTTTCGGAATAAACACCGTGACTTAGCAAAAAAGTTTTTGTGAAAAAAATTCCCCAAATCCGATGAATTTTAACGATACGTTTAAAAAAGAATCCCGATGGATTTAAAAAGTTTAAAACCGAACTATTCAAAAATAATACGGGGTATGATACTATTCGTAAAATATGTATAGAAACGGAAGCTGTATGGTTTTTTCATACACGATTTTAATCCGGGTACGTCTAAACGGATGATAGATAAAGGTTTCACTGATGGTAAATCGCCGCCGACCGCGTCGTTGTCCGGTCATTTCGAAAAGGAATTGAAACTGGGAATAAAAGAAATACTTAATACACAACAAAACAATCAAATATATTCGGGTGGAGAAATAAATAACCTGAAAAGAAATGGTGTTAAGATAGTTTCTCTTGACATGGAAGCGGATGGTGATATACTTAGTGAAGCTATTAGAAATACACCCAGTTTCAGGCCATTCGTTACCGTAGCCAGTCTTATAGATCCGGGTAAACACATGATAAAAACTTCAGCTGGGAGTAAAGATGTGCAGTTAGTATTATCTGTTATGCAAAGTGGGAGAGTTGATTTACTGGAAAACCTGAAATGTCATTATTACATAGGACCATTAAATTTCACCATAATGGATAAAAATAAAACAAAGAACGGGAAGAATTTGAGTTCACCATTTTTCGAAATAAAATTGTCAATAAAACGAGGAGGTCCGTCTATAACTAAAGAAGGACGGGTATCCACATTAGATTTTTTTGATTTAAACGTGAACGGTAAAAAGGTTCGTCAGGGTACAACTGCGTTCGATGCGCGTAATGGACCGTCAAAGCCTCGAGCTAAAGATTTTGTAATTAAATCACCAGAAGCTAAGATGGGTAAATTTATGGGTGATGCATTACAATATATGGTTGTAGCTATTCAAAATAAATATAGAGGGAGGGAAAGGTATTTTGCGTCGGGTGATGGTAGTGCATGTTTCATGTATGTCTACTTCTGTAATAAACTTAATATAAAACCAAAATTGATCATTGACAAGGGAGATGGACGTATCAGAACTATAGGACTTTAAAATAATTAAAACCTCAGTTCATATAAATGGATGTTGTATTCACATACGGTCGATTCAATCCACCACATCTGGGACACAAGATGATGATTGAAGAGGTTATCAACAAAGCCAAGAAAATGAATAAGATACCAGTGGTAATTGTATCTCATTCTTATGGTAATAGAACGAATCCCTTGTCAGTAACAGATAAAACTCAAATTTTGAAGAAGTGGTTCCCCGAATTAACAGTCTTATCTTCGTCTAAAAATCTATCTCTCGCCAAACTTTCCGAGAATTTCGATAAAAATTCGGTTATGGTTGTAGGTGAAAACCGAAAAAATGCTTTCAGTTTTCTACCATTTAATAGACATGCATTGAAGCGACCCAATGCTGCACCCTCCGCAACTAAAGCTCGTGCAGCGGCTGTAAATGGAAACAAAGAAGTATTCAAGAGCTTAACTGGATACAATCTCACAAATAATATTCAAGATAAGATTTCAAAAGCTTCGATCATCAGTAAAACGAAAAGGTCAAAGTTATAGCTTAGAGATTTAAAATGATTTACATATATAATGGCGATTGACAAGACTATAAAAGATAAGCTCACTGATTCCGAGAAGAAGAAAATCAAGCAGGAGAACAAGGCGAAGGCTAACCCCGGTAAGGCTGCTGAGAAGAAGGAGAAGAACGACGCGTGTCGTGAGAAGCGAAAGGAGGAGGGAACTACCAAGTCGTTTGCTTAACCTAAGTAAACCCAAAAATATATAAAATTTCAATTAATGAACACTCTTAACGAGACTTTCACAAACGCAAGAGTTATCTTGAGTCTCATTTGGATCACAGGGGAATTAGACGACCATGTCCGCAATAACCATCGCTAGAAATCGTTTGGCTGTCCTCGGACGCCATATTCAAACAATGGCTCTCAGGGAGGATATTCTCTTTCCAAGTATGAAAGCTTACCCCAACATGATTTCGGGATACACGATTCAAGTTGATGTTCGACATGAGGAGAAGACTGTTAATTTTGTCACTGAGGCTATGTGTCACAATGAGAAAAAGAATGTGTATCTTCGTCAAAAACGAATGATGCGTGAGATGTATCCAGAATACCTTATTACTGAAAGACATACCTAAGTAGAACCATTTTAATATAAAAATCAATGTTTGCTGTTCGTTGTCAGTCTCCCCAAGTTCCCCGCGTACCCCGTGTAAACAAGAAGCATACTATTTCTAAAGTATGTAAAAGTTATTATACCGTTAACAACTTGAACAGTAAAGATCTCACCGAAGTTGGTGGTACAGACCTTTTACATGTTTTAACTTTTCATCAACCGAATACTGATGAAGGTATCTATTCTATCCGTGAATTAAATGAGGATGGTCTACCAGTCAATCATATTCTAGCCTTCATCACATTCGAAGATGCGTTTCGTTACAGAACCCTTCTAGAGGCTGAGATGGGTCGGTCTCCATACATTCAATTCGCATCTCGTTTTGAAATCAATCACGCATGTGAGGTTGGATACTATAAATGTCGAGTTATAGATGAAGGTGTTCTTGTTACACCCCCGACACGTACTGTTAGGGTTACAGATTGGGAATCTCGTGCAGCTTTACTTAATGGCAACTGGAGTGTGAGAGAGGGGGATTAGAAGAATATGTTGTTATAATAATATGAGTGTGTACAGGAATAGAATGATTCGTATGATGTACAAAGACCTATACTTACCAGTGCGGTGTTATACACCCACTAAAGCACAATTTTATTCATTACTTGGTGAATGTAAGTGTATGACAGAGTGTAAATTTATTCATGAATCACAACGGAAGAAAGACTCGCGGAACTCGACACTGGTGAAAGACCTGGAATCGTAGTATTACATGGATGGTCATACATATCCATAACCGTCTCGAAAGATTTCGAACACTTATTACACTTCACTGTTCCATAACCTCTTATAAGTCTACGATTGATATCATCGGTTTGATGACACCCCATATGTATGATAAGTTCTTCCATAGTATTGAAGTTCTTACCACATAGGTCGCATGAACATGTGTAAAGTGTGTGATAATTTCGATGGAGTACCTTTTTCGCGGAAAATGAAAAAGGAAACACATTCTTATAACCTAAGTGGTATAAAGTTTTAAGTATTATTCACTTTAACATGACTTGCATGAACTATATTGCGTTTGATTTTGAGACCTCTGGTCTACCCAAGGGTCGTAAACCCCTAAACTCGGAGACCCTTGGGCAGTATGACACCTGTCGCGCTGTATCCCTATCAGCTGCTCGCTTCTCGTCGCGTGGTCGCCTTATAGATACGTTTGATGCGATGGTGTACCCTGATGGCTTTGAAATAAGTCCCGGTTCGATCGCTATCCATGGTATCACAGAGGATATGGCTAGGTCTAAGGGGCGTTCATTCGTCCAGGTATTCACAGACTTTATGACCTTTATTGGTCCTCGTACGACTACTATGGTGGCGCATAATGCAAAGTTTGATGTGAGTGTGCTTCGTTCTGAGATGATGCGTCATAACATTGATAACTCTCTGATTGACAATCTCCAATTTCGTTGTACTCTGGAATTGTACCGAGAGCGGTTCCTCAAGCCTATCAAATTGGGAGTTCTTTACGAAGAAACCTTTGGTGAACAGTTTGAGAATGCACATAACTCTTTGGCTGACTGCATCGCGTGTGGAAGGGTATATCCTTATGTAATCGGTCACACACGTGAGCTCAAGCCTATCGGTATTCCCAAGGTGATTATCGGTGCTTCATCCGTGGCGACTGCTATTGGACTCGGTTTCAAGAGGCAACCTGACCTCATATCTGATCTTTGGAAGAAGTACAGCCCTCAAACATTCGAGGGAAAAACTAAGGAGGACGCAGCACTTGATATTCTCATGCGGAATACATGTACAAAGAAGATATTGGAAGAAGCTGAGAACTTCAAGTCGGAGAAGAGTTCGGATGTAGAACAGAAGATTCGAGCAGTGTATCATGAGATTGAACACTCTGGTCTCGCACCCCAAGATATGGTAGTGGCGAAGGATCATCTCCGTAAGACCATCTACACAAACCATGGTACCAGGAATGAATACAAGACGGCGGATGCAGATCATGCTAATCTGATTGAGGATGACACATTCTACACCCATGACATATGTACGATTGAGGGAACTCTATATCAGATTGTTGGGAGGATCGACCGTATCCAGATGAATGAGGATGGGACCAGGACCCTCGTGGAGATTAAGAACCGCGCGAAGGCGCTCTTCAATAGAGTGAGAGACTACGAGGAGGTACAATGTCAAACCTACCTTCATATGTTGAATGATATTAGGTACTGTCGTTTAGTGGAGGACTATAACGGTGAACGGAAAGGGTATCTTATTGAGAAGAACGATGAAAAATGGAACGATATGATCATCCCTAAGCTCCAGAACTTCTGTGAACTCTTCCACAGTAACCTAAGTGCTTAGAAAAAAGTATTGTAATGTAATAAGATATGAGTTTAGTTCCAATCAAGTTGATGAAAAGCGGGGTGACGAAAAATACCTTATTAAACCTCAAGAACGAAACCAATGATATAGACACCAGTGACTATATTGAATCGAGACTCACGGTGAATCCTAGAGCAAAAGAATTGTTAGCCATCGAGGATGCGTCTGAGATGGCGAAGCTGTATCTCCACAAGAATGGTGTTTTTGAGAAGATTATTAGGGATGTAAAGAAAGAAACTGGAAAGAAGTTTAGTTTTCAGTGTAAAAGGACTGACTCTATGAAGCTCAAGAACAGGAGTGAGATTGAATATATCATGATGGAGATGACTTATGATAACAGCACAGGGCATTATGGGGTGGTTAAGGTGAATCACAAAATAAAACTGCGAGACTTTATGATTCTATGGTAAAGTCTGAATCGGATTTCAAATCCCCCCTTGGGAAAGTATTACCAAACTCATACAATCTTTCTGTATCTAAGAATGCGCCTCAACCCACTGGTGGTTTCGTGGCTATATCACTCAAGGAATTCGAGGATCCAAGCTATTCTGGTGGTATCCCTAAGAAGTTGATTGAGGATGCGTATGAATTGTCCCAATACGATGAACTTTCTCAGCATCATTTCTGTTATGTTGAGTCACTCCTCTCTATTATGAATGATATGGGTCACGGTGACCCGGGACCCGGTGACCCCCGAGACCGTCTCACGTTCGTGAAGCGTGTTATTTGGGGTCTCCTTCACAAGTATGTTCCTAAAACGGGTCGTAGGTCTGCACAGTGGAAGTATTTTGTAAAGAATTTCCCATACATAATGGACACGAGGAGTCCCACGGGTAAGCGTTTACGGATGATTCGTGGGTATGTCCAATTACCCCCCGCTGTGATCAGTTTGAAGAAGTTGAATTTCCGAGGTGATATAGATGATACATGGAGTTTGAAAAAAATAATAGATTGGGCAGCCTAAGTGACTTCTCAATACCTTAAAAACCAACTAAGTTATGTTAGAATATCTCGCCCTCATTGCGGAGAACGAACTCCTCCGAATTGAGAACGAAAAATACAAATCTCTCCGCTGTCCTTACACGACTGCGAAGGGTTCCCCGTGTAAGAACAAGTTGACCTGTCGAGTCCATGGAGTGTCCGGTGTGTTACGAAAATGAAGCGTGTTGTAAATTCACGTGTGGTCACAACTTCTGTAATCAGTGTACGAAGAATTGGTATCAGAAAGGTCAGTCTACATGTCCGATGTGTAGGGCGTCTATGTGTTTTAAGGGGATTATGAGGGCAAAGAAAATATGGCACCGAGAGAAGCAGGAGGAGACCTACAAGAACTTGGTGACTCTTATATTTGACGAACTTATGGGGGATTATATTGACATTGTTTTAGAGTGTTTAGAGGTGGTTCAGAATCGATACGAATATATGATGTTGAAGTATCCTGGTATTTCATGTAAAAAGCTTGATATTATACTTCGAATGACCTGGATTGATATTGATTATTTGATGAACAGTCCTATTGAGAATATCTACGAACCAATGACCTTTGAGAAATATTTGATGGTAAGTAAGGACAAGGAAATGAGTAATTCTTTAGAAGTTATGTTATGTTTAAT